TCTGTTGTTAGACCAACATTATTTACAGTTGAACCAATAGAAACTGGTGTGGCAGCAACACCCACAAAAGATGAACCTGGTGTATATTCTAGTTCCTCATTTGTATTGAAGAAATTATTTGGTATTGTAAATATACCTGTTGATTTTTCTAATCCAACACCATCAGGATCAAAAGTTTTTGTATAAATTGGTATTCCCTTATATTTTAATTCAAATTCTGTTTTATCGGCTCTTTTACCTTCTAAACCATCAAATGCAGATAGTAATAGACTTTGAGTTATATTACCATAACTTAAAGGTAATGGACTGTTACTAAAATCTTGTTCTGTGTAGAATACTTGATTATATGCTTGAACTTTAACTTCATCTGTAAACTCTGAATCAGGTTTGAATAATAAACTAATATTATCGCCAACTATTGCAGTGGTAAATGAACCAATTCCTGAAGTTGAACCTAATGAAACATATGGATATTGTACCACTAAAATATCATCGGCATCTCTAATCGCTGTAACTTGGTGTATTGCAGAAGTTTGTCCCGTAGATACTTTAACTAATGATTTTACTGAACTATCTAATGATTTAAGATTAGCATATTCAATTGTTGTTGAAGTTCCTTTGTTAAATGTTGATTCAAGTCTTGCACTTCTCTCTGATTCTTCAGGTTGTCCCTGAGCTAAAAATCTATGAGTTCCAATACCAGCGGTTGTAGTTCCTAAACCAACTATACTTGATTTTGTGTTTATATTATTATTTCTGTCATTTTCAATTTGCAATTTAACTAGACCATTTTCCAATTTAGAAGTTATGATTCCAACTTTATTTGTAGAAATTCCTATTACATCATCAGAATAAATTTGTGATAAAGATGTATTAACACCATCAAAATCAAGTAAAATTTCATTATAGTTATATTCTTTCGTTACTATATCTTGTACAAATATATTTGCTTGTAATCCATTGAATTCATCTTTATCAAACTCAAAAATTGATGTTGTGCTATTTGAATTAGCATCTACATTAGCACTTACTAAATTAACACTACCAATTACATTTGTAGCAGTTCCTTGTATATCAACATCATAAAAAGTTTTTAGTATTTTAATGTCATGATCTCTTGTAAATTGTTCAACAGGTTCAAATAATAGATTTACAATCCCATCATTTACCGTTTCAGTTTTAAAATCACCTAATTTTAGATTACTATCAACACTATTTTCCCCTATTCCAGCAGTATCACTTGTTTTTTCAAGTAATATGACATCATCCTCAGTGGTTAAAATAATTAATTCACTTAATTGAGTATCAAATGTATCTGGATCTACTACTTGAATAAGATAATTTACAAATCTTCCATCTATCTCATCAACAATACTATTATTTGCAGAAAAACCAACACTTGAAAATTTACTACTGATATCATCATGCATTAAAACTCTATTAGATATGCATTTGTTAAAGTTAGTTAATTTTTTGTTTGAGAAAAGTAGTGATTTTGTTTTATTTTCAAGACTTTCATAATCTGTCGTGTAGTCAAAATTGTTAATTGCATCGACTCGATTATCATCGCTTACAAGATCCAAAGTTAAATTTCTTATTGTTTCACGAGTATCTGCTACTCCAACCTTAACTTGACTTTGAATAAATGTATCTGCAAAGTTTTTTAATCCAGAAGGATGGACAATACTGTTAACACTATTAGAGAATTGATCCCAAGTTATAGGACTTTTAATTGAATATGATAGATTTTGATAATAATCATTATTAGGTGTTACCTGTATATCTTCATTTAATTTACCAATATTGTCTATCCAACCATATTCTTGACGATTTGAGTAATCAATAGAGAAGAAACCTTGATCGGTTTTAAGATCAACTATCTCAGCTGAAACACCTGTTGTTTTACCTGTAATTCTATCTCCTTTTTTAATTACTTGCAATCCATCTAATTTTATGTAATCATCTCTCGTTTCAACGATTGATAAACCTACATTCTGATTATTTAAAAGTATTTTTTCATTTAACTGGAAAGCACCTCTATTCTGAATTGGTTTTAAGTTTGGATATTTTTCTCTGTTAATTATGGATGCAAATCCAGATTGGAATGACTTAGCAATTCCTGGATTCGTGGTTACACCTGCAACACTATATTTTACAATAGTTTGAGCACCAGGTGTATACTCCTCGACTTTAAAGAATGTAAAATTATGATCAGATGAATTAAATCCATCTCCCTCAATCTGACCACTTGATGGTATATTTTGTTGATCAAATACTGTTGTTAAACCTTCTTCACCAACTCTTTGCACACCTTCAACAAATATTTCATCACCAACTTTGAATGGTTGGGGATCTACAAATCCACTGAATGGAGATTGCATGAAACAAACCACTAAACCTTGTGAATCAACAGATATGGAATTAATACCAATTCCGTTTGAATTATTAATTGCAAATATTTCATGTGGTACAGAATCTAAACCATGAATAGGTGCTATTAATTCAACGTCTGCAATTGTTTGGTTAGGAGTTGAGGGTAATAATGTAGAATCATCTATAATTTGTTTTGTAACTGAATTTACAAGAATTAAATCTGGTGGTGTAGTATAGTCAGAACCTCCACTTACAATTTCAATGTCAGAAATAGTATCTAAATTATCAATATTTAAAATTTGAGGTACAAAAACTTCAGGTTGAAGTGTCTTATCAGCTGAATATTCATAACCTATATCTAATATCCTTGTTTTATTAATTTTACCTATGTTTTTAGATTCAATTACTAAATTAGCATTTATACCCTCTTCTGATAAAACCTTATTAAATTCGGGTAGTTTTTTATAATTGAACCCTTTTGAAATAATTTTTAATTTTTTGATACCACCTTTTACATTTTTTGATTTTGTTGAGTATTCAATTTTTTCACAATCTGTATCATTATATTCTAAAAATTCAGGTAATTTTGGTGAGAAATTAAATGTCTCTGATGTAACTCCTGATATCTTATATTCACCATTGTAAATACTATCAACGAAAATAATTTCAGAATAATTTTTTACATCATTATCTGCTGTGCTAATAAAACCACCCTTAGTAAGACCATAGTATAATATTGGTGGTGTGGAAACGCTTGGTTGTAATGTTAAAAACGCACCTTCAATATCATTTTCATCTGTTCCTAAACCAACAGTACCCGCTACACCAACATTAAATATTGATGAATCTTGAGAACTTAAAAATTCATTACTGCCATTTTGGTAAAATATTTTGAAATCAAATCCAGCAAGAGTGGTTGTTGATAATCCAAACTTAATTTTTGAATTTTTATAGACCTTAATTTGAGGGTTTATCGGGGATATAGTCTGCTCATTTCCCCCTGTATTGGGATCTATATCAATTAATTTTATTGGATTTGCAAATAAATCATTATGTGTCTCTGCTAATTGGAAATATTTGCTATTAATTTTATTTACAAAATAAGAACCCGTTCCTAAACCAGCACTTCCTTCGTAAAATACCTTATCACCAGTAACAAATCCATGTGTTTCAATACCAATTCTATTTGTCTCTACATTAGAACTTGTAAATTTAATTGGATTAATTAATAATTTATCAAATTGAGAATTATAATTTACTTCAACAGGGACTGTTGTTCCTATTCCAACTGTTAAGTTGGGCACAACATTAATATCGACGATATCACCATTCTGTAAATTATGTGTTGTTGTTTCAGCAGCTGCAACTTTCGTTGTTAAAGTGCTTACAATTTTTTCAACAGTACCAGTTACTTGTTCAAATTTTGACGATATATTGTAAAGATAAGTTGATAATCCTACAACAGAACTACCATTAGAATTAAAATATAATCCTTCACTATTATCCCCAACACTAACTGTTGAAAGACCAATATAATTTTCACTCTTTTTAATAACAAATAATTCTATTTCAGTATCAAATGTACCATATGGTATTGCAAAATTATTATTTGAATCATTAGGATCATCAGTGGTAGCCACATCTATTTGTCTATTAGGGACAGGTGGAACTGTAAATACCACTTTTTGTCCAGTTTTAAATGGATGATTTGGTAGATATATTTGTCGATTTGGTATTGATACCTCTTTGATAGTTTCGCCAATTACATAGTCAGTGCTTATCCCAACTCCATCAGTACCAACTCCAATTGATTGAAGTGTGTTAAAATATACTACATCATTAACTTGTGAACTAAATGATGGTGTCTTTACTGGAATATTAATTGTGTTGTTTAGTAAATCAACATTTGAACCAAATGTATGTCCTATTCCATTAATACGTCTTAATGTACGAATTATTTTTCGATCTTCATAAAAATTTAATACCTCAATAATTTCATCATCTAAGGCATTTCCAGAACCAACTCTAAGACTACTGCCGATTGAAATATTTTTTGGTAATTGGTTAACAAAAACATCTTCAATAGCACTAGTTAATCCAACGACACTCATACTTTTTGCCAAAGCAACACGAGAAGTAGTAACACCTACCTTAAATGAATCTGTCAAATTTTGTATTGATGTGCTTAAACCAGAAACAAATACAAAATCTTGGTCATTTAGTTCGATAAACGGTTTGTAATTACCAATCACTGTATCTTGATTCAATCTTGTAAATACTACATCCTCAAATCTATCCAATGTAGTTACAATACTGGAGACTCCTAATCCAACTATTTCACTAACCTCAGCTCTAAAACCTTGACCATTTGTACCTGTTTCATTAAAGGAAGTAAGATCACCAACTTTGTAATTTGAACCAGGATTTAATATTTTAATATCATCAATTTCACCCTTAGTAACTGATACTACTTCTGCTGTTTGTAGAGAATTTTCATTTGATTCAATTAAGAAGTCATTATCTGCAAATTTTTCTCCAACATTATATGGATAAGTATTTCTTTTTAAATTTGAATTATTAAAATCAAAATCATGGTCTAATGTTAAATTATCTTGAATCAGAGGTGATCTAAAAGTTCTTCCTATGAAATAAGGATATGTACCAATAATTTTATCATTATTATCTAATTCAACAGTGGTGAAGTAAGCATATATTCCATTAGGAAATTCAGGTGTTTTACAGAATCTTCCATTGTGAATATCTAAATCACCTGAATTATCAAAGGTAAAATCACTAACAAAGAAACCATCATCAAATTCAACAGGTCTATTAAAAACTTTACTTACATCTTTAACGTAAGAAGATTTTAAAAGTTTTAATTCTGAATTTATATTGTTTGGGTCAGAATATCCAGATGGACCATAAATTGGATTACCATCGTATGCCCAACCTATAATTGGAGAATGATTTTGTGGAATTTTATTTAATAATTCAAAATTATCATTTTCTAAATTTTGTAGTAATGTTTCATCACAACTTAAAACATTATAACTTAAAAAATCTTTCCTTGGTATTAATGCTGAATGACCCTCTCTAATATACTCATTTAATTTCAAACTTCTTATTGAAGAATTAAAAGTACCATTTATTCCTCTTGTTATAACATCTGCAGTGGTGGTTGCCTCATCATACCCTATACCAGTGCTTATGATAATTGTATCTGTTAACTTACCATCAGTTATAACAGGTCTTACAACCGCTCCTGCACCCTGACCAGAGGACATAATTCTTATCTCAGGATTGGAGTTATATTCCATCCCCTGATCTAATATTTGTACATCTATAATTTTACCATTTTCAATTATTGGTCTTATACCACCTAATCTACCATTTAATATGTCAACTTTTGGATTGGATATATTATTAACTATTGTTGAACCATAATCTGTACCCTCTTCATATAGATATGCACCAATAAATGATCCAGTGATTATGGGAGTTGTTGTAAATGTGCCATTTACATTGCCATTATAGACAACTTCTATATTAACTTTGGCATCTGGATATTGAAAAGTTTGATATCCAGTTCCAGTTGAATTTAATCCAACAAATTTTCCTCTATTAAAATCTACTTTTGAAGTAGCACCTATTCCTGCATCTGCTAATCTAAATGAGTTATCGTCTACTTTAATAACATAGTAAGAAGATGTAGTATCTAATCCCTCAATCGCTTTTGGTATTGTAGAACCAATACCAACTGCTGGTGAATAATTTACTATATCGCCATTTCTAAATCCATGATTAATAAAATTAATAGTATCAAAAGAGGTTGATATACCACTTGGTTTTACAAATAATTTACGATGTTCATATCCACTACCAGAATTAATTACATTAATACTTGTTATGGTGTTTTTTGATTCTGTTCTAAAATAATGAGTACCTGTTGCAGAAGAATCTGTCGCTAATCCAACTGTATTAATTCCAGCAATACCAGTTAATGCGTCATTCTTCTTATTAAATATTCTGATGGTAGTTGGATTAACAACTCGACAAAAATATGGATCTGAATTTGCTAATGATCCTGTAATTTCATTTAATACATCATAAGGATTACCAATACCAAGAGAACTATTACCATTATTTTGATAATAAATTACCTGACCATCTTCTAATTTATGTTCTGCATTAAATGTGATAGTTTCATTTTCAATATCTACACCACCACCAAATCTTAAATCTCTAGCATTAAAATATATCTCTCTAAATCTTGCACCAACACTCGCTTCTAATTCACATCCACTACCATTTAATCCTGTTAATGATATACTTTTTACAGATTTAATATCAAATTCTTGTGGATCAATTAAAACTTCTTTGACTGAACCACTTAAAATTGGTTCAAGTAATGCACTTGTAGCAGCACCAACAGTGTGACCAACACCTGGTTCAACAACTAACTTAGGTGGATTGATTATATCATACTGCTCACCACCATTTAATAAATTTACTGAGGATAAGTTTCCATAACTAACAAAATCTTCTGATAATGGAGATCTTATCTCAACACCATTTTTTAATATTCCAATATCATTAATAGTTTCATCATTTGTAGATATATCAATTAAATTTTGCGATAAGGGAAATTTCCTCAAAATTTTATTTGCACTTATCTTCTTACCATGATGCCTCAATAAAGTAAATGTATGTGAGTCTTTTGTGGAAATACCTAGACCAACTTGTATTGTACTAGCAGTTCCTATCTGACCTCTTGAGGTGTAAAGTGCTATTTTTGTTATATTTGAATTAGCTGGTGCTGGTTGTGGGTCAACATAATAAACTCTACCATCTTCTAAACCTGCTGGTATTTCACCAACAGTTTCAGAACTGTTTGAAAGTGGATCCTTGATAGAGTTATAAACAACAGCATCTCCCTGTTTAAATTTTATATCCCTATTTTCGCTAAAATTAAATTGTATGATACTATATAATCCAGTTATTGGATCTTTACTACTTTCATCAAATGAAAAGTTTTCTGTGGTATCTGCAACTCCAACTAGTGTTTCTTTAATAATATCATCAGTTATGTCAAAATCTGGAAGTGAGTTAGAAGCAACATATCCAAAATCATCACCATCAACATATAAATTTAATATATTTGAAATAATTTTTTCATTTCCTTCTCTTATATCTACCTTTGTACTTGTTGCTTTATCGATTACTCTACGAATATCATACAATCCTGATGGGGTAGTCGTATATGATAAGTTAGTAGCAGTTAATTGATTTGAATTTTGTATAACATCAACATTAAACGAACCAAGGAAATTTTCACTATTTCTATTGTAAATATTAAATTTGTCACCCTTCTTGATAGACGATTTATCAATCAGTGTATTTAAGGTTATAGTTGATCCACTTATCTCTACAACTTGAAATCTTGAACTAGTATTGTATACCCATGAATTAGCAAATTTTTGTTTATATGATTTCCCTTCATTTAATATTTTTTGACCCAGATTTTTTACGAGTATATTTTCACCCTCAACAATTAGATTGACATCATCATCCAATACTAATTCATTTAAAACACCCGTAATTCTTAATTCAATTTTTTTCGTTAAATCTCCGTTTTCATATCCAAAAATATTATCATTGGAACGAATATTATCAGTAATTTGAATTGGTTCATTAATACCTGTACATCCAAAGAATTGATTTACAGATTTAGATGTATAGTTAATTGTATTATTGCCACTGATTAATATTCCTGTCTTAGCAAATCCGACTGTCGAATCAACAGATATAATACTATCAGTCGTAGATACATCTGATAAAACTTTTGAATTTGCATTAACTTTAAATATTCCCTGTATTAAATCTCTATCACTATAACCTACAAATAAAGATATACGATAAAATGATTTTCCTTCTTTGTTTAATATTTCAACCTCAGATACTGATGCATTTGTTTCAAGATCATCACTTTTATAAATTGTCTGTCCAATTAATTTTTGTGGGTCTGCATCTGGCGTAATTAGATCGGCAATTATTACTTCTCTTCTTATAAATTCTGCACCAGATGGTTTAATTAAAAATTTTTCGAGATCAAGTATTGTAGAATCAACACCATACAATACTTTAAATAATATTTTAATTGATTCTTCAATACCCTTTGATTGGTAAAAAGAACGTGCAAACTTAACAAAATTACCAACATCTAACTCAGATGTAAAGTTAGAATCTTCAAAACCAGGTAAAAATGTTTTCTTTAAGTTTTTGTAAAATTCTTGTATGAATAATACTGATAAATTTTGAACGATAGAACCACTTACATGATTACTTGCACTTGTTTCCTCAAAATTAAGTTTTTCTTTATTAACATCTAGTAAAGATGAGGATACTCCTACATTATATCCTGTGACACCACTGAATCCACGTATACAACCAGTAAAGAAAAATCTCTCCCTTGTAAATATGAATGTGCCATTTACAGGATTATTTGCGTTTACACCTTGAGATGAAGTTGAGGAAATTATTCTATCGACTGTGATCGAATCTTCATCGATTTGAGAAACTCTAGTTCCTAATGGAACTGTGATTGTATCAGTTACGGGGTCTTCAACTGAGGATAAACTTACTATATCATTTATTTTTATATCAAGACCATTGGTGTTTATGTTTATAACTTTACTAGATGTAGAATTAAGATTTCCAATACGTGATGATTTTTGCTCTACTGTTAGATCTTTACCAGTATAAGTAATAATTTCATCATTAATTTTAAAGAGTCCATACTCATCAGGATATCCTTTTGTGTTTTCAACTTCTATCGTTGTATCAGTTGATGCAACACCAATTACTGTGCTGGTTTTTCCAACAACAACTTCTGGTACAAGATTATCACTTTTTAAATATTGATCTAAATTATTAATTAAATCAGTTGGACCTCCCTGAAATTCCTGAGAAATGTAATATTGTTTTAAAAATTCAACAGCATTCGGAAAATCACTTGTCACAAACTCTGGCAAGTGATTTTCTATTATTGTGTTAATTTTTACTCTTTTGTCAAATTGTGACATAAATTATATCCTCTCTAAAGCACCATTTGAATAACTTGAAGTGAAGTAGTCTCTTGTAAACACAACACCTGAAACATCCTCTCCTGATGCAATAACGTCTTTCAACATATTTATCGAACTATTTGAAACGTCTAAACTTACAAATAAATCTTTTAATCCAACCACATCATTTGATTCTGGGAATGCCTGTATCTCAATGATATTATTTTGTGCGATAGTAGAAGTAATATTAATTGTATTCAAAATTATCTCACCCTTTTTATAGTCAACAGAACCTGCTGCTTTGCGAAGAACATTCACGTTATTTTTTTCATCTCTTGTTACAACACTAATTGTACCCTTCATACTTCCATCAAGTTTACCAGTTACATCTTTATTGGGTATGTCTGTCAAATATGCAATTGAACTGCTACCAGAAATTGTAAATCCAGTGCTCTTAATATTAAAACCAGCAGGATTAATATGGAATTTATTTCCAAAACATAACTCATACTGAGCAAATTGATTTAGAAGTGCTTTTAAATCTCTTCTAATAATGACTTTAGTAATGTTTGATGTAATAGCATCATTAACTCTATCAATTAATTGATTTACCTTACTATACTTAAATCTTCCTCCAAATCGATTCATCTCAACATTTTTGGCGTAGTTTTGTAATGCATTTATAATATCTGATCTTAAATTAATTGATGAACCAACTTTTACAGGGTCAAAGTATACCTTTGAATCAATTTCTACATATAATATTTTTAAATCAACTATTTCAGAATTAATACCTGCTATTGCATAGTTTTTTAATTTATTTTTAATTTGTGATTTATCAAAGTCGGAGACAAAAGTACCATTTTTTGGTTTAATACTAATTTGTACTGTTCCAAATTGTGGGGGATTCAACTCCTCACCTCCTACTACTGAAACAGAGTCAGTTCGTGGATAAATTTCATTAATTATTGCCTCATAATCTCTTGGTGTAACTGCTCTATATTGTGCTGAGTAAAGTCTTGGTGCAAAATACTTAATAGAAGACACATCTTCAACTTCTGACCCATTGGAAGCGTTTGAGACGGTTGTAACTGTTACGGTATCTGATGGTGTTAAAAAGGATCCATCATCTTTTGAAAATGTTCCTTGAAAATCAAAATTATTTGGACCATTTCCATCTTTTCCATCAGTAACAATATAAGTTACAAGAATTGTTGAACCATTGTCCAATTTTTTACCAAAGAATCCGTCACCGAACAAAATTTCTATTTTTTCATCCTGAACTTCTTGTGCAAGATAAATTTCTGAATTTTTATCTAATTTTAGTATATTATCAACTCGTGAATACTTTCGACCAATAGTAACTTGGTTTGGATCTGCAACATAAACGTTCATTGTTGATGCATCGATGCCTGGACTATCAATAATAAATCTTTGATCGATTGATGTATTAACTCTATATGTACGTGTCAGATATGTTCCTTCATAAATTGATATTTCATCACTAAATTGAGCAAAAGAGTGACTTGTAGGGTTTCCATTTGCATCTAGAAAAGGATTTCCATCATTATCAACACCACGACTTACAATTTTAGTTGATGTAATATTTTCGGGGATTGAAAATCTAAAAGTGGTATTTTCAACACTACCAACACAAATAAGACCAGACCTTAATGTTAAAATTCTTGGTGTTGCATCAGAGGTTTCACCAAGATCGACATCATTTATCTTTATTTTTGCGATTGCTGCTCTTTTTGATCGTGGAACATAACCAATGTTTCTTGCAAGTGAAACAACGTTCTCACGTATTTTTGCAGAATCTAAAAATGATTCATTTGCAACTAAATTTGCATTAAATGCATTAATATATGTATTGTACGCTAAAGTATCAATTAAAACAGAGAAATTAGAACCTTCAAAATCAAAATCTTTGAAATTTGAGTTTGAGCGAAGAAAATCTTTAATCTGTGCTTTGATATCTTCAAAGTCTAAACTAGTGTATTGTGTGAAGGGCATATTATCTTGTTGGTTCTAATATGAAAGTGAAGGATTGAGTTGGAGCATCTAATCCAACAATATCAAAAAGCACTTTTATCTCCATTTCATTTAAATCTGGTCTTCCAGTTACCTCGACACCGACATTTGCTACTCTTGGTTCAAAATTATTAATGGTTTCTCTGATTTGGTCTTCAATTACGTAAACTGTTGTTCTTGAAAAATTTTCAAACAAAGAATCACGTACATCTGTACCAATTGCAGGGTTAAAAAACCTTTCAGTCGGAATAGTCTCCACTAAATTTCTCACAGATCTGGCAATTGCACGTTGATTTATGAGAACAGGTAAGTCTTTTGTTACTGGATGAGGTAAAAAAGACAAACTTATATCCTTAAATGGTATTGATGTGCGTTGAATCGCCATTATTAGTACTTTTAGATTTATTTATACCCTATCTTGTATAATCATTCATCTCATAAAACGTTTTTCACCCTAATTCTGGTTCGATGTGAATTTCAACGACTTTATAATCGTCCTCTAAAACTTCTTTGAGGTAATTTTCATCCCAATAATCATAATAATTGGTTTTTGCAAGGTTTTTTCTTGCTTCTGTGAGTTCTTTTCGTGATTGACAGAGAACTAAGTTATATTTTCCGTTACTTGTTTGTATTCCTTGGATATATGTCTTTGTTTTTCCATGATCTGCGATGAATTTGTAGTCAGGGTAGTTACGATTATAGTCATCAACAGCATCATACAAGAAATCTGCAGTTATATCGTCTTCTACTACGTAAATGATGACCTCATAATCATCTCTTGGCACAATTTGAGACAATTTTTCCTCTACAATCTCAAATTTTGCCTTTGATGCATAGGGGCACAATGCAAAATTACCTAATTCTGGTCGAATTTTGGATAATTGACCAATCCAATGTAAAATATACCTACTTTTCTTTTCGTTCATCGGGTGTTGTCCAAAAATAATCGTCACAATCACCTAATCGACCCCAATTTACATCATTCTCAACCTCAAAGGTGCGTGTTGACACCTTAAAATCAGGTGTTTTCACTGGATCAGGTGTCATTGAGGTGTCATATATTCGACAACGGTTGTTTGGATAGAGACAATACTGCCCATTTCGCAATTCAATCAAATTAAATGACTTATGTTCATCGGGCATCTCACTTGTCGAGGCATCAATCTGGTCAAAATCACCATGATAGTTGTCTAAAGTGCAAATGTACTGTCCTTTTTGATTACCAAAGTGTCTTGTACGACATTCCCACTCCATTGGTGCGACAAATTGCTTGACAATGACTGTAAAATCATAGTCCATACAGTTCCAAAACTGTAAATTTGCCAAATCCATGTCAGGATCGGGTATTTTAGGTGTCGAGAGAAACGCTGAAATTGGTAATTTATCATACATTGCCCCATATTCGGGTAAATAGGTCTCAAAATAGAAAGCACGACCTTGTATTGACTTGGCACATACCCAGATTCCTTCAATAAACTCTCCATGACCTGTTTGAAAGTCAGTGAGATACTCTTTTCTCACCCAGACTTTTCGAGTTGGAAGATTCGCAATTAGTTTTGCCATCCTTTCCAGTCCTTAAAGAAGTTTGAAACCTCATAACCATCATATTTTTCCATATATTTGACTGATTCTCCCAAATAGTAGTAATCATATCCAAGTTTCTTATAGTAGGCAAACTCATGCTTATTCGCAACATGCCCCATTGTCAACTTTGGATTCTCATAATCCCATGCAAACTGATCGCCCCAGACACTATTCAAACTATCGAAACGATAAGCAAGAGTAAAAGCAACTAACTTATCCTGATCATAATAACCTAAGACATCACAATGATGCGTTTCAAACTCTTCTTTAAAGATTGGAACGACATCATCGAACTCTTTATATTCAACATACTTTCGATAGATTTCAAGGCACTCCTTATAATAAGAACTATCAAGCATACGAAAGTTCTCATATTCTTGATAGTTTGTATCCTTCAATCGGATTCGACAATACATTAGCGTCCTTGTCCTCTGTATCTTTTACGAGCCGAGTTACGAGAGGTTGCTGAGTATTTCGAGTGCTT